CGCTAATGGTGATGTCTATAATAAAGGTAGTAGCTGGGAAGAGTTAGAAGCCGCAAGGCTTGGCTTTGAAAGAGCTGCTGCATGGCAGCCTAAGACTGCTACAGAAGTAGATTTCTTTGATGAATACGCTATTAAGCACTCTACATTAGGTGGTTATGTAGCTCATAAGAGTTACAACTGTACTGAAGAAAAGAAAGCAGATGTAATCAATCCATCACACTATAAGGATGTCGTTCCAGGCTATCAATATGCTGAGATGATGGTGTATATGCTGGCTAATCAATCAGGAGTTAACTCTCACTTGCTAGGTCAAGTGTATAAATACTTGATGCGTAACGGTAAGAAAGACGAAGAAGTACAGGAGCTTAAGAAAGCTCAATGGTATTTGAACGCTCTTATCAATTACAAAGAACAAGGAAAAGTAATTGTATAAGTGGGTAGTAGTCTTAGGATTACTCTCAGCTAATTGCTATGCACAGGTTTATGGGTGGGTTAACTCACCTTTAAACCCTGTTAATAGTTCTTATGCTGTAGATAATTCTCCGTATAATATCGATAACTCTCCTTACAATGTTAACAATAGCCCGTATAACTTTCAATCACCTAATAACATCTTTAATAATGATGGTGATTGGGTTGGTTATACTGTTAAAACTCCTACTGGAGTAAACAATTATTTTAATACTGATGGAGATAGACTTGGATACAACCAATGACAAAACACCTTGTGTGATAGTAGATCAAGGAGCTAGTGTAATTGATCTTACTAAAGCCAAGGAGCAAGAAGACTTACTCAACTCACTCTGCGAAGGAAAAAATAATGATAGCATACAAACTGTTTCGTCTTCATAAGAATGGTTCTATTGGACCACTGTTTATTAATCGTAAACAACGTCTCAAGGTAGGTGTTCCTGTATTAGCAGAGAACCATCCTACTAAGGGATACGCTGTAAGACCTGGATGGCATACATGTGCAGAGCCTATTGCTCCTCATCTATCTAAAAAAGGTCGTGTATGGTGTAAGGTTCATATTGAAGACTACACTGCTCACCAAAGACCAGAGTCTCAAGGTGGTTTATGGTATACCGCTAACAAACTAACTGTACTGGAAATTCTATGATTAAAGTAGGAAGCTTTACCGACAAAGTCGGTGGCAGAGAACTTGTATTTGATATCTTTAAATGTATTGTTAATGAAGTGTCTGATGTATATGAGACTTCTTCAGGTAAACAAATGATTGACATCAAGATTGGTAATCAAACTTTTGTAGGTACTTACGATGCTCATGTGCATGACTTCTTATTACAAGAAGAAGGGTCTGAGTCATTTGTTATCCTTTGGCGTAGCCATAAGGGTGGCTATATGGTGTCTTACAACTGGAAGTACTGGGAAGATTACCAAGCAGGTGCTTTGGAATTATCTGACAAACCACTGGTATCACCTAATACTACATCAACAGAAGCATTTGTTTATATGTGGGTTAACCTAGAAACAGGAAGAAAGTATATTGGTTATCATGTAGGTAATGAAGATGATGGATATGTAGGTAGCGGTGTTCAATTCCTTCAAGAGTTTAATCAAGGCAAAGACGGATTTACTCGTACTATCCTAGCAAAAGGTACTCCTAAAGAGATGTATCGTCTTGAGACTATGCTACTACTGCTACTCGAAGATCAACAAGGTTATTATAACGTAGGAAATAATTTAAAATGATTAGTGCAACAGACATTAACTATATGGGTTATCAAGAAACAATTAAGCAGTACTCTAATGACTATGATACTAAGGGTTTAATCTATTACATGGGGCTTGCTGCAGAAGCAGGTGAAGTACTCAATGATAAAGTTAAATCACTTAAAGATGGTAAGATATTTAGCAAAGATGAAATCGCTAGTGAGCTAGGTGATGTGCTGTATTATGTAGCATCTATTGCTAGTGTCAATGGTATCAGTTTAAATCATTGCTTTAAATCTAATCTGGAAAAGATTAAATCACGAGCTAACCGTGCTTAACTATTATATAAGGCTACAAGCAAAAATCAATCAAAATATCGATATGTTTATTAGAACAGGTGATCAAAGATATTTCCTTATGATGATTGATTTATTATGGAGGAAAAATAAAATAGATGAATGACAATACTTATCTAGAGATTGCTGAATTAATTGCTCAACAATCAAAGGCTAATAAGCTTAAGGTGGGTGCTGTTATTGTTAAGGACAGTAATATTATTTCCTTCTCTTATAACGGCACTCCTCCAGGTAGTTGTAATATCTGCGAGAATGAGCATAATAAAACTTATCCTCGTGTTATTCATGCTGAGAGTATGGCTATTACTAAGGTAGCAGCTTCGCATAACACTACACAAGATGCTGTGATGTATGTTACTCACGCTCCTTGTATTGATTGTGCTAAACTTATATACCAATGTGGTATTAAAACAGTTGTATTCAGAGAGTCTTATAAGAACAATGATGGCATAGACTTCCTTATCAATCAAGGAGTTAATGTTTATTACCTTCCCTTGTGGAACAGTGATCTTAGCCCTGCTCTAAAGGATACCCAAGGAGAACTATGGACTCACCAATAATAACTCTTTCAATAGGGTTAATTTTGTTAGCAGTATACTGTACTTATTTGCTTAACAGAATTAAGTTTTTTAAAACACAACTAATAGTAGCTCATGTAATGATCCGAGCTATGGCTAAAGACTTAGATAATTTAGGTCATCCAATGATGGTGCTAGGAAAACTCAATGACAAAAATGCTTGATGTATGGACTGACAATAGCACTAAGCTTAAACTATCTGTTCATAGTTTAGGTGATAACGAAGACTTAGTTAAAACATTATTTAGGTTAGTCATAGAAGACTATTGCAAACGATATGATGTTACAAATAAATATCCTAAAGCTAGGATTAATATTTCCTTTGTTATAGGTTCAGGTAATGATTCATCTGATGGTTCATGTTCATGGGCTGTTGGTGAAGAGCTAATGTATATACAATTGTGGGATCCAGTATTGTCTGGTCATGAAGAAACTAAATATGTTTCTGTTAAGATGATTGAGACTATCTGCCACGAGTTTACTCATGCGGCTCAATTCCTTACTGAACGTAAAGCACCTTCAACTAAAAGATATATCGGTAAGAACTCTGGTTTATCTAATCCTAGTTACGAAGGTAGCGTATGGAATGACGGTTATATGTTTAACCCTAATGAAGTAGAAGCTAGGGTTATGGAAAGCTATTATGCTTCTAAATTTGGTTTCATCTTTGGAGACGGACCTAATGAACTCGCTGTACAAACAGTGCTACAAACCAAGCGGTAATAAAACGTATTACCAATTCCATCGGTCAACTAATTCATATTGGTTGATTGATGGGTTTAATAAACGATTACTAGAACCCTATGGCAAGTTGAATGATGAACAAATAACTGATTTGTTTACTCGACTTAAGGACCTTGCGGGATATACAGAGGATAAACCTGATGAAGTTAGTATTTGATATTGAGACTAATGGTCTCCAACCAGATGTATCTACTATATGGTGTATGGTATGTATTAATCCAGACACCGATGAACAATTTGTTTTCTCTGACTATGACTCAGACCTGCCTTCCTTATCGGAAGGTTTAAAATTCCTTAGCCAAGCTACGGTATTAGCTGGTCATAACATTTGTGGCTATGATTTACCTGTACTTAAACAATTAACTGGGTGGGAACCATCTACTACAGTTAAGCTGTGGGATACATGGGTAATGTCTCAAGTAACTCAATACAAACGTAAACATAAGCATGGCTTAGAAGGATGGGGTTCATTCTTCAATTACCCTAAACTAGAGTGGGATGACTGGTCAGGTTATTCTAAAGGTATGCTTGAGTATTGTATACGAGATGTAATGCTTAATGTAAAGGTATACAAGAAGTTATCTGAAGATGCTATGAAGATTGCTAAGGTAAACCCTGCCTTTATTAAAGGTCTTGAGGTTGAAATGCAATTCTCTAGGATCGAAGCTGATATCCGTAATAGGGGCTGGGCTTTTGATTTAAATAAAGCTTATCAAGTTCGTGATGAGATCGCTGCTCGTATGCAGCTGATTGAAGAAACTATGGAGCCTAAAATAGGTATGAGGACTCTTAAGCTAGATAAGCCTGATGAGTTTAAAGAACCTAAGTGGCGTAAAGATGGATGCTATGCTATTACTACTGCTAAGTACTTTGGTATTGAAGTAGAACGAGGTAAAGAAGATAGACCTATTGAAGGTAACTATTGTCGTGTAGAGTTTGCTCAAGCTTCTTTAGGATCACTAGAGATTGTTAAGGACTACTTATATAGTCTTGGTTGGGTTCCTGATGAATGGAACGTTGAACGTATCAACGGAAAGTTTGTTAACAAGTCTCCTAAGCTAACTGATTCTTCACTAGAACCTTTAGGTGAAGATGGTCTTATGCTCTCTGAATATTTATCTATTCGTAATCGTAAGTCTGTAGTAGAAGGATGGATTAAACAAGTAGAAGAAGGTGATGGTAGATT